AATAAAACCAGCACTGCCGGAACATTCACTATCGCGTTTCCAGCGGCTGATGCCAGTAATGCTATTATTAGAATTGCGTAGGGAATGTTAACTTGGCAAACATCACCGGCTGGGGACGTAGCACTTGGGGTTCGGGAGCATGGTCCTCTGCGGTTCCTGTTGAAGTTACAGGTGTTGCCGGAACTGGCGCAGTCGGTTCTGTTACAGTTACGGCGGGTGCAAATGTTACGGCTACGGGTGTTGCCGGAACTGGCGCAGTCGGTTCTGTTACGGTTGCAGCAGGCGCAACAGCCTCTCCAACGGGTGTCTCAGGAACTGGTGCAGTTGGTTCTGTTACGGCTACGGGCGGTGCAACAGTCTCTCCAACGGGTGTCTCGGGAACTGGTGCAGTTGGTTCCGTCACGATTACGGGAACTGCAAATATTACCCTCACAGGGGTCGCGGGAACAGGCGCGATTGGGACTGTTGTTGCATCGACTAGTGTATCCGTCTCGGTTGATGGTGTGTCAGCCACGGGTGAAGTTGGCTCAGTAAATATCTGGGGAATAATTGATGCATCGCAGACACCTAATTTTTCAACAATTAGCACAACACAAAGTCCGAGTTGGTCAACTATTGGCGCATCTCAAACCCCCGATTGGACGGAAATAGCGGCATAGGAATAGGATTATGGCTTCTTCATATTCAACAAGTCTCGGAATTGAAAAAATGGCGACCGGAGATCAGTCCGGGACTTGGGGTACAACGAGTAATCATAACTGGGATATTATTGATCGCATCACTGCATATACTTCTGTTGCCATAACAACAAATGCGGATACGGCTACTCTTACTGTCAGGGAAGCCTCTCCGGAATCAGGAACCGAGAACCTTCAGGACGGAATGTACCGTGTGATTAAATTCACAGGGGCTTTGGATTCAACTTGTACGGTTACAATTGCTCCGAATACAGCCAAAGTATTTTTCATAATTATTAATGCCACGACAGATTCTGGGTCAAGCGGACCGTATTCCATTATTCTGACACAAGGATCTGGAGCCAATGTCACGGTACAGAACGGCAACAGTGCCGTTGTCTATTGTGATGGTGCGGGGGGTGGTGCTGCTGTAACGGATGCTTTAAGCGATTTACAGATTGGCAACGATCTTAGTCTGGTATCAGATTCAGCCGTTCTAAATATGGGAGCTAATAATGATATTACGGTCACTCATGTTGCGGATGTAGGGTTAAAATTAAAACAAGCCGGTGCAACAGGTGATGGTAACCCTTTTGTCTTAACCCTGCAAACGGGTGAATTGGATATTGCGGCGGATGACGTTTTAGGTCAGATAGATTTTCAAGCCCCAGACGAAGCCACTGGCACGGATGCTATCCTTGTCGCCGCTGGTATATCAGCTATTTCGGAAGGGGATTTTAGCTCCAGTAGCAATGCCACTAAATTAAGTTTTAAGACAGGAGCTTCCGAAGCCGCTACAGAGAAAATGCATATTACCAGTGTCGGTAATGTGAATATGAAGAACACCGCCACGGGCGACGATACGCCTATGGTGTTGACCCTTCAAACTGGCGAAACAGATATCGCGTCGGCGGATGTTTTGGGCCAGATAGATTTTCAAGCCCCCGATGAAGGAGCAGGAACGGACGCTATTCTTGTGGCGGCTGGAATTGCGGCTGTATCAGAAGGTGATTTCAGTTCTTCCAATAATGCCACTAAACTTAGCTTTAAGACAGCCGCGAGTGCCGCTGCGGCTGAAACCATGTCTTTAAGTTCTGCCGGGTTACTTACTGTTGCGGATGACATCGTATTTAAAGACGGTGGAACAATTGGTGTAAGTTCAGCCATAGATGCTATGACGGTTTCTTCCGCCGGTATTGTAACATTTAAAGATGATATTTTAATTAAAGATGGTGGAACAATAGGTGTAGCTTCAGCAAATACGGCAATGACAGTAGCCTCTACGGGTGCAGTCACGATGCCGTTGCAGCCTTCATTTCGTGCCACCCTCGCGGCACAGGCGGCCAATGTGACGGGTAACGGGACTGTCTACACTGTGGTCTGGGACACCGAGACTTGGGACATCGGCGGCAATTTCAACAATAGTACAGGCGTATTCACTGCACCGATTACTGGAAAATATTTTTTCACCACCCACTGCTACATGGCTGGTGCCACATCGACGCCAACATACGGCGACATCAAGTTCGTTACTTCCAATCGAACCCACGTTCACCGCCTGTGGGATACTGGAAATACTAGTGGCCCCGGAGGAATGACTTTTTCAATACTCGCCGACCTGGATGCGAGCGACACCTGTTATGTTACTGTAGCGGTCGGTGGCATCGGTGCCGACACCATTGACGTTGAGGGTGGCGACACGCTCTCGTGGTTTTCGGGTTGCTTACAGCACTAAAGGAGAAAAAACATGCCGAATTTTACCGTTACCGTTACAGATGAGCAAATGGCTTGTCTCGCGCACGATATCCCTAGCGCGGAGGTCGCTGCTGATATCCAGCGTCGTCTTGATCATGTGATTTCAAATAAAATTGATGCGTGCAAGGAACGAATCATCAAAGAGGGTATGGCAGATATTTACCAAGACCCTGACATCACAGAAGTGCCCGCTAATCGTGATGCGCTGATCACGACGATCCTTGGACGACCCAGCTATAAAGATCGCGATGCAAGAGACGTGGACGCCTCCTAAAAATGCCTTTAGCTAAGATAACTTTTCGGCCTGGGGTAAATAAGGAAACTACCTCTTACGGCAATGAAAATGGATGGTTTGATTCCAACCTTATCCGTTTTAGGAAAGGTCGCCCTGAGAAGATGGGAGGATGGACTAAATTAAGTAGCGGCACTATAGAAGGTACTGGTCGATCTCTGCATACTTGGGCTGCTTTAGACGGCAGTAAATATATGGGGCTGGGAACGCAAAAGAAATTCTATATAGAAGAGGGTACAGCTTATAACGATATAACTCCCATACGAAGTAGCGTAACCCTTGGTTCCAACCCTTTTAAGACCGCCGCCTCTGGCGGCGTTGTAACGGTGACTGCCGCAGCACACGGTGCGATAGACGGTGATTTTGTAACATTCAGCGGTGCAACAGCAACTGACGGCATAACGGCAGCACAACTCAACACGGAACATGAACTAACCCTTATAGATTCTAATTCATACACCATAGACACGGGTGGAAGCGCCTCTTCTGGATCTACCGCCGGTGGCGGGAGTGTCGTAATAGCTTCCTACCAGATTAACATAGGGTTGGATTCCGAAGTTGGAGGCGTTGGATGGGGTGCAGGTTTGTGGGGCGGCTATTCTCAAAGCTATTCAGAGACAACGCTTAACGACGGTGGCGGGATAAATTCTTCCATTACTTCCTTTACGCTAACAAGTGCGGCTAGCTTTGAAGCCGCCGCCAGCACTATTTCGTCGAATGTTGCTCTTGATGCATCGTCACTTCCTTTGGCAAGTTCTTCAGCTTTCCCAGAAGAAGGTACTGTTATTATAGGAAGCGAGAAAATACGCTACGGAACCAATGCCGGAAATATTCTTGGCGATATAACGCGGGGAACCGATGGAACTACCGCAGCCGCTCACAACAGTGGAGCAACGATTACCTTTGTCGGATTAATTTTAATAGATAATGAGCTTATTCAGTACACGGGAAAAAGCTCCAATACCATAGATACCGGTGTAGTGAGAGGGGTTCGAGGAACAACGGCTGCTGCTCACAATGATGGCGCAAATGTCCGGGAAGCCAATGATTTTGTTGCATGGGGAGAAAACTCCCCTGTTTCCGCCACATCGTCCGGTTCTCTCCGTTTGTGGTCGCAGGACAACTGGGGGGAGGACTTGGTTTTATGTCCCTTAAACGATGCACCTTATTACTGGGATAAAACACTCGGGTTAGGCGCAAGGGCAACAACTTTTGCTTCCCAAACGGGAGCTTCGGGTGCACCGACGATAACACGCCATATCATGGTTTCGACCACGGATCGGCATATAATCTGTCTTGGATGCAATCCCTTATCAGAGACGGACCAAGACTTATTGCAGATCAGATGGTGCGATCAGGAAAATCCTTTTGACTGGACTCCTTCCGCCACCAACACAGCCGGTGGTCAACGCCTATCTTCAGGATCGGAAATAATTGCCGCTGCAAAAGGTCGCCAAGAAATCCTTATCTGGACGGATGCAAACCTACATGCCATGCGATTTACGGGTGCGCCTTTTACTTTTGGGCTTTCTTTAGTTGGAAGCAACGTCTCCGCTATAAGCCCAAATGCTATTGTGGCTGTAGGCGATAAAATATTTTGGATGGATACGGAAAACTTCTATGTATACACAGGACGTGTACAGGTGATTCCCTGCACTGTTCTTCGTTATTTGTTTGATGATGTAAATCTCGACCAATCGTATAAGTTTTTTGCGGCTTCCAATAAAATATTTGATGAGGTTTTATGGTTCTATGTATCTTCGGATGCAACGGAAATAGACCGGTATATTAAGTTCAATTACACCGAAAATACTTGGGATATTGGAACTTTACAGAGAACCGCCTGGATAGACCATACTGTTCACACACGGCCAAGAGCCTGTGGTCTCTCGGATAGTTCAAATGCTGTATTTGTTCACGAAAGCGGAGAAAGTGATGACGGTTCTGCGATGTCTTCATATATTGAATCGTCCGATTTTGATATAGGAGACGGGGAACAGTTTATGTTTGTAAATAGGCTTATCCCGGATATAGACATAACAGGAACGGCTTCCACCGTTAATTATGTCTTAAAAACACGAAATTTCCCTGGTGATTCTCTAGCAACCAACTCCACTAATTCTGTTAGTGCGACCACGCAAGAATCTTTTGTACGTGCTAGAGCGCGTCAAGCTGTAGTGCGAATTGAAAGTAGCGAGATTAACATAGCATGGACCACGGGCGATCTCCGCATGGATATTCGTCCAGATGGCAGAAGATAATGGCTAGATTACTTGATCATAGCTTCCCGGATGCTCCCACAGAGTATGATCCGGATACTTGGCAAAGAATATTGCGGGATCTTGAAATGTCTCTCACGAAAACGGAGATTCCTTCCAAGATAGAGGGCAAGGACGAAAACAATGCGTTAACTTGGTTTGTAGTCTAAGATGGCTAGCTTCTACAAAAATGCCAAGGTAGATCTAACGACTACTGGTGTGACAACACTATACACGGCGCCGGCGGCAACCACGGCTATCTTCCGGTCTTTGGTGGTGGCTGACGATAGTGGATCGACTTCCACTATAACGGTGACTGTCACGGATTCTGCTTCGGCAGTGTTTGTGCTTTATAATGTAAAAGCGACGGGGGCGAATGGAACGGCTGAACTTTTGACGCAACCCTTGGTCATCCAAGAATCTGAAGTATTGAAGGTAACCGCTGCGAATGCGAACAGGCTACATGTGATCGGCAGTTATTTAGAAATAACTTGATTATGTTAGAGGTATTTTGATGGCATATACATCGCCAAAATTTAATGGAGAGCCTTCGGCAGAGGCTCTTGCCAACGGATTAGCCACACTTGGGCGGTATGGCGATGAGTATATGGTCCATGCTTCGGATGGCGAGACCCTTATCCCAGGAGAGATATTTGCCGCGAACCCAAAACTGAAGGCTGATTTATTCAATCAGATGAAGGTAATGGGGATTAGGGATCCCAATCGCTATGTTGTTGGCAACAGCCTTAACTCCATAAATCCCATAACCGGGCAGCCGGAATTCTTCTTCAAGAAGATATTCAAGGCTTTCAAGAAGGCGCTTCCTTATATCGCTCCGATAGTGGGCAATATGATTGCACCGGGCATTGGTGGAATTATTGCTTCAGGTCTTGTTACGAAATTGCAAGGTGGTTCATGGGGCGATGTCGCTAAAAACGCGGCCATAAGTTATGGGTTAGGCGCCTTGGGCCAAGGACTTACAAGCGGCAAAGACTTTATGACAGGTCTTGGAGAAGGGCTCATGGCTCCTATTCATTCGACGCGGAACCTCTTCGGCGGCGGTTTGGACAATCCACTCGCTCAAGGCGTCTTTGGAACCGGGAAAGCGCTGGACTTAGGGTTAGGCTTCTCTGGTGGGGCTGCGCCGCAACAAAGAGTATTTGGCTCCGAAACGCTTGGCGACATATTCCCGACCTATCAGACAGGTCTTGGGGGAGGAGCAACACCGGCACCCTCGTCAGCTACCGAGTCGAGTCTTTTGCGCCCAGCATCAGGTCAACAACACGATTTTGCTCGATCTCCAACAGGTCAACCTGTAATGCTTCCTGAAAATGAACTTCAGGCATTGCGGCAAGCTGGAGCTATAGATCAGAATAACGC